TAGTAAGGTGTAATTTTACCTGAAATGAATCCAACAAAGAAACCTGAAACTAATAAGCAGATAGTAAGTACAAACTGATATTTATGCCAGCCATCTGTAAACATTACCAGCAAATTTTTCATTAACCAGACTTTTATTTTACCAGTATATTGATGCTTATTTACACTTGAAATTCTTTTGTGCCAGTATTCGTAAGGAGTTTTATTCAATTTTTCTTCTTCAGATAAATCACATATCATTTTAGCATAGCCTGAAATACAGCCAAGTGTGTGAGCAAGCACAGAAAACACAACGGATAATATGATTAGTGCTGTTTTCATATATTTAAGGTGCTATCCACCAATTAACTGTTGAATCATCTGTTGCACTAGTTGAATTAATTACAAATTCAGTTGCATCTACTATACTGCCTGTTGGTGCTGATAGAAAGCCTTGTGTTCCGCTTGGCGTATTTACTGATACATAAATTTTATATCCTGTTTTTACTTTATCTGTGGCAACTGTTACAGTTCCGCTTGATAGTGTTGCTGTGCCACGAAATCCTACATATTTCTTTTGAACGTAGGTGTTTTCGTCATAGTTTGCTCCGTAGTAATCAGTTCCAGAAATACCTTTAGAAGTTGATGGTGCTGAAAATTCCAGACCATTTGTACCGTTAATATTTATATTAGTTGCTGTTGTTCCCCCTGAACCTGTTGCTGAAATTTCTATTCCATTTATACCTCTAAATTTAATATTTGAAATATCTCCAGTTGCATTATCAATTTCTTCAATTCCTGGGTATGCTCCACCATCTGGGTCGTTCATGAATATTTGAAACGTTCTATTCCCGTAGTCGTCAATATTATTACTATATAACCTTCTTTTACTATATCCTATAATATCATCTTTAAACTCAATATCACCAGTAACAGGCTTACCTACCTCTGTTCCGCTTAAAGGAATTGCATTCTGTGATTGGTCGTATAGGTATTTGTTTAAAGTCACAATCTCACCATCAGAGTTTACTTGCATATTAGCAATAGTACCAACACTTGACTTACCAAGATATTCGCCTGTAATTACAGTTATAAATTCTCCATCACTTGAAAGCTGTAATACCTTAGTAGGAAATCCGTGTGCTGCTTCATAACTACAACCTGTATATCCTTGCATAAATTTTAATCCAATTGGTATTCCTACCTCTGTCCAAATAGATGCATCAGGCATTGTAAGTGCAATATTATTACCAACAACTATAAGGATTTTACCTTCGTCTGATTGCTGAAAATCTCTGCTGGATGTAATTATTTCTCTGCCATTTGGGAATAGTAAAGATGAGCCGTTTATAATAGGGTTTAATGGGTCTGTATTGTCTATGGTAATATTTGTTCCTGCAACAATGGATTCTATTCCACCGCCACCTATAACCTCGACATCTATCTTGTCTCCTGTCACATCTTTAGTAACATTTACTGCCCCACCCTTGAAGTTTAACGAGGAAGACTGCCCAACTAATGCTCCGTCTTTAAGTACATTGAATACTTGCTCATTAATGGCAGGAACAGAATTATCAGTCAATGAAATCAGGTCTATATCCCATTGTCTTGCTTGACCAACAGTACCACCTGCCATAATTATTTTCAAACCTTTTACGCTTGTAGGCAATGCACCAAATGAAGTAATAGGAATTACCACTAACTGCCAAACATTCAGCAAATTTCTCTGTAACCCAAAATTGAAAAGGTTAATAGTATTAGCCACCAATGCACCTGCGCCATTCTCAAACCTTACATTTAAAGATTTATTTGTCGCTACATTTGAGCCAGTAAATCTAACCCACATAGACAGCATGGTGTATTGATAAGGGTCAAATGAAGTAGTCCTAACAAACCTTGCTCCTAACCGTGCGTCTGCATTTGCAGATATACACTTCACTCCTTGTTTAGGGGAAACAGCATTGTCAAAATCAATAGAACCTGTTGCTGTGCCTGTCGTATAAGTAGATGTAGTCCACTCTACATTTTCTAAATAGATATCTTCTTTGGCAATAGTTGGCTGCGTTGAACCTGCTTCTACAAGGATGTATTGGATGAGGATATGTGATTCATCCACAGATGGCGAAATAGGGCTTGCAGAAGCATCCCCTTTTATAACACTTACTACTCCTGCCTCATCCACCACAATCGCATCCAATCTGTTATTAACAGGGTCGGAAGCATCTAATGTAACCTGGGTGGCACTTGTAGTTTTGTCGCCATTAAAATAGTACTCTAATGTAGTAACATCATACACAAGGCCTGTCCCTGACCATGATGCACCACCTGTTTTTAAGAATGGTGGTATATATGATGAACCACCACCTCCACCACCTGAAGCTGTAGATGAAATCTTTGGCTTTCTTGGATTTTTCTTGTCAATAGAGATATTATCTCCTTCTATAATATCTATGATGCCCCTCCCTTTAAGGGCATTTATATCAGCTAACATTCTTTGGATAGTAGCCTGTAATCCTTTATCTGATTCAAACATTTTATTTATTGTTTTATTGTTTAAAATTACACTTTATTTTCTTCACCAGTAATATTTTATTCTGTAGATTGGATTATATTTTCTTTCCATTTTACTGGTATTTAACCATTAAATACAATGCCAATGAAGGCTGTCTATTCTCATGTGCTACTGCTGCACCTGCACCATTCCCCACTCTTTTTGCAGTATTAAGACTATCTGTACCATCTCCAGTATCTCTATCATACCACACAGCATCTCTATCATCATCACCAATCCCATTTCCTTCTGATATTTGAATATCCGAATTAGCTATAGGACCTTGTTGTACCCCAAGAACTGTTGCATGTAAATCTACAACTGAAGAAAAAACTGTTGATCCATCAATAGCATTGATGAATGAGTCAAAATACTTGTGAACATGTGGAGGAAGATTAGCTGCTGATAGAGTTGCTGAATCAATACCAAACATAGTTAATGCAGAATATTTAGTTCCTGCTGATACTAATGTTCTTCCATCTACATCATTGAATGTAGTCCCTCCTGGTAAACCAAGTGCTGTTCTCCACAGAAAATTTCCTGGATGAACTAAACACCAGTTTTCTCTTTTAGTACCTGCTGTCCCTACACCACTACCATTAAAATCAGTAATATTTTTTACATACATAGTATCACCAATTTCAAAAATAGCATTCTGTATATTTACTATACTTATATTAGTTTGAAGATTAGTGATGTCAGTTTGTATGTCTGTAATGTCACCTTGAATATCAACAATATCACCTTCAATATTTGCTATATCAGTGGTGTTTTCTACTACCTGAGCATCTAATGTAAAGAAAGTGTATTCAGGATGATAAAATTCAGGTAAGTCTGCAGTTACTGCAATCCCGGTTCCATCACCAGGAATAGAAGCTGCAAATTTTGCAGTTCTTACTGTCCAAATTCTTTCTGTATCACCGGAACAAAAAACACAATTAGTAGTGACTGAATCTACTATTATGTATGCACCCAAAGGACCACCTTTAAAAACAAAAAGTTCATTGTTCCAAATAATAAGGCCTTCAGCATAAACACCATCTCCAAGGTTGTTACAGCCACAGACAATACCATTGTTTCCCATCATGCAAACAAAAGCCTGTTCTAAAGTTTTTTCTGTAGTCTGAAGCATATCCAGCAACTCTGCTGAAACCTGTACCCCTTTTGTTTTATTTTCTGTAAAGTATATTATGTTTGACATTCTCTTAATTTAAAATATTAGCATAAGTAACATTTGCATCCAATGTAAAAACACATGGGTTTTTTGCACTATCTAATTCAAATATACATAAACTGCAGCTAACATTCATATAAATAATATTGTTGCAGATTTCTTCTTTATAACAGTTTGAATTTAAACTTTTACAAGCCATTTTTTTTACTGCATAATTTTTAAAATCAGACTTAAATATTTTTAAGCTATCTAGCTGATACTTATCAGAAAGCATTAGATTATGTGCAATATCTACCACAGCACAAACTGCAGGAGGAGACTCCTGTACTATAGGTAAGAAAGTTTGATTAGCACCCACAGTCTGATGTATTTAAAGTTATCCCTAATTCTGTTAACAATTGCTCATACAATTTACACATTTTGTCACATTGACAAGAGCAATTTGAAGCTTCTAAAAGTGCAAAATAAATAATGTGCAAAGTAGTGTCTGTTTTTAAAGTATCTATTTTAGCAGCCACCTTACATTTAATGGTACAATCTAAAAATAAACAAGATGTTTCTACAATAGTAGAATTGTTGTTCTTTACATAAGTGATATCTACTGTGTAAATACCATCTGTAAAAGAAGGTAATAAACTGTCTATGATAGCCGGAGAAATGTATAAGCTTTCACCACTAATGAACAAACCTGTTCCCACTTCGGAATAAGTAAAATATTTATCATAGCTAATACCACCTTGTATGTAAACCATTTTAGTCATCACAAAAGGCATTGGTAAATCTATGATAGAAAAAGTGCAATCTCCATTTGAATCTGTATCCATACTAAAAGTAGGAAATTCAGAGACTCCTCTGGTAGTAAGCCAATATATAATGTCATCTTCTATATCTTCAAAACCAAGAGTACAATTTTGTAAATTGTATCCATATTCAAGAGATATTTTTTCTTCTATTCCGGTAAAAATATTTTTTAAATAAAACTCTTTTATTTCAATAGTAGAAATTTCTTGTGTTACTTTAAAAAGCTTTATATTCCAATTTAAATCTGACAAAATAATTTCAGAAGAGTAAACCAAACTTTCACAGCAATTTTTCTTTATATCTACTTTAATAGATTTATAAGAAGAGATATCTCCTAACACTGCTGTAAACACAGAAGAATCTACCTTTATATAATTGCAATCAATGTTTTGTAACATAATAAAGAATTAGAAAAAAGGGTAGGTAGTATTTACCACCTACCCCTTTAGTATGAAAAATTTTGTATCTCAATTAAGCACAAGAACAATCTCCTACTCCAGCTGCCATAGGAGAAAGATGTGCAAAAGCAGCATCCAAAGTGTCAATCAAATCAGCTAGTGGTGTTGCATCTCCACAAGGAATAGCAATAGTAGCATTGGTTCTATTTTCATAGGTATTCCAACCTGCATCACTTTTTTGTTCACCGGTGATCTGAATTTGAGTGTACTTTCCTGTTTTCACAGCAAAAGAGTCAAAATCCCCAATAGACTCACCAACCAAAGCTGACTGTCTGTATGGACCAGGTTTTCCATTCCAGCCACCTGCAATGTATTCTTGGTGTGCAATATCATATCCGGCACCTTCTTCAAAAACAACAGACTGTACTAAAGTAGCAGTACCATTACATTCAAATCCTGAACCTAAGATAATATCCAAAGATGCACCTCTTGGGAACAAATAATTTAAATTTGTCTTACAGTAAGTTTTGATACTTTCTGCAGCACCAGTGACTCTCACACCTAAACATGCTCCAGGATAAGTTGCTTTGAAAACAGCAATATCAGAAACAGCAAGGTAAGCTAAATCCGGTGTTAAAAGGGCAGCTGCACCTGTTGTGCCTGCACCAAATGTTACTGCATCAGTTGCACCTGAAACAGGAACTTTTTGAACAATATTTACTGTAGCAGTAGAAACAGAAGCTACATAAGCACTAGTAGTTGTGTCATTGATTTCAGCAGCAATTTTAACTGCAACTCCACCTACTGTGTCAGCATCCAGAATAGCTACGGTAAAAGTTTCAGTACCTACACCAACAGTGATGTCACCATCAGCAGTTGGAGCTGTACTCACAGTTAATCCACCTTTAATAGTGAAAGCTGTTGCAGTAAACAATTTTTCTTTGTCCAGATTAATTGCAGACACAAGCAAGCTGGCAAGCTCTGTGCAATCTCCTTCAGGACATCCACCACAAGCAGTTTCACAGCAAGATGTATGTACCACAAAAGTTTTAAATGGATAATTAAATCCATAATTAGCATAAGCTGCCTGATTTCGGATACCTACTTTCACAGCAAACTCTGTATCACATTTTGCAGCAAAGCCTGTGATGTCCGTAATTTGTGGTGCAGCATCTGAAGCACAAACCATGTTGTACACCTGAACTCCACCAATTTGGATATTGCCAGATGTTTTTACTACATCATCTGTAGTTCCATCTGCATCTCTGTCAACACCCACAGCAAGATAAATCTTACTGACACCAGGAAAAGATGTGTCATCTACAGCCAGGTTAGTGTCTGCATTGAACACACCAATTTGTCCAGGTGTTAAGCTGGTTAAAGCAGAATCTTTAGCTGCCAGTGCTTTTGCTCCTGCAGTCACTAAGACTGAGAAAACATCATTATTTTTACTCATTTTCTTTTGTTTTTAAAAGTGATTTAAATTATTTTAGTCTGTTATTTTTACTTTCATTTGTTTGAAACCCATGTCTGGCATTTGTATGTCTCCGGTGATTATCAGTACTGCAATATCTACTATTAAAGAGTGTACTTGCCAAGGTAGTTCACAATCCTGTGTTCCTGTTAAAACTGAACCATCTAAAGCTGTATAAGTACCCCCAACAAAATCTTCTGCATTATGCATAAATTTTGGTCTTCTGATGTAATTCATGTACACTTTATCTATACTGAATGTGCCATCTGTAAATACCCTTAGACCATCTTCAAAAAATCTTACATTAAGTTCTCTCCATTCAAAATTACTGGAATCAAATGGACTGGCTTCTGCATTATCATCATGTTGTCTTACATGAATCAGTTCCATATCCACTTCTCTGCAAGTCCCTTTGGTAGCCACTATTCTGTCAAACCCTGCAAGATACATGTAATCATCCGGTAGTTGTACAAGATAAGAGTTTGAACTATAAGAAACAGCTGAAAGACCATTTGTATTCACTACAATACTCCTGATGTCATCTATAGTTCTCTGTGTCTGTTCAAATCCAACTTTTGTATCCAGTCTTGGTACAGCAATCATCTTGATTAAAAGATGCATAGCTTCATTTAATTTCCAGTCTTGTTCCGGAACTTTAATGTTCTTGTACTTCTCACTATCAAGCTTGTTAAGCTTGAGCCTGAGGTCATACTGCATCTCTTTTATATTCATCTAATTACTTGTTCAACTTTTCTAAAATAGCCACTTTTAACTTTTGATTAGAAGGGTCCATGAAATATTTCACTGCATCTTCCACATCATTTGCCAGCTTATCTCCCATGTAATACACTGCAGAACCTTCTTTTGTCAACACATTTCTGTGTAATGCCTCTTGAACTGAAGCTCTGGTATACACCAATTGCTTGTCCATTTTAGCAAATCTTAAAAATTCTTCAGGTCTGTCTTCTATGATGCTGTCAATTTCTACATTTACAAAGTTTTCACTTCTACCTCTTACAGATTTAGCAGAAAGAATTTGAACTATGTTCACCTTCTCATCTTTGCTCATATCCATTGCCAATTTCATACATTCCATTTTCTTAGAAACTTTAGTTGCTTTTACTTCAACTTCTTCTTCTTCAGAGAAAATAACATGTGTAGCTTCCGGCCATAAACCTTCAGACAACTCTTTGATTGAGTTTGCCACAAATTTACTAGCTTTCAAGTTACAAAGTCTAATGTAATCCAGGGATTTTTCTGTGTTAAAAATCACTGTATGGTTTGGCAACTTAATCCTGGCAGGTTGTGTACTCCAATATGGATGAGGCTTCATAGCATCAAATCTGTCAGACAAATCCAAGCCTAACTCTTCTCCATATTTTTTCACATCTTCAGGACTCAATCCTGTTGCGTATTTACCGGTTTCCTTATTGTAAAGAACTTCAATGGTCATTGGTTGGGCAAATGACTCCTTGCCTTTTTTGCCATGCCACTTATCAGTGTCAATTGGCTTTACTTCTACTGTCATTTTCTTTTATTTTACAATTTAATACTTAAAATCCCTCTGATGGAAAGCCAGGTATTCCACTGGCTTTCTATTTTGGCTTTACTTCTTTTAGTTTCTGGTCAAGATTAACTCTCCACAACGAGAAACATCTTCAATGTGTACACCACATTGTTTTTTAACTGTCATCTCATAGTAGTCTCCAGAGTGTGACATTAGCTTGTTACCTGTTACAGGTCCATAAGGAGTCTGCAAACCGGCTACATAACCAAGTGCCATACCATTGTTTTTGTTAACCAAAGATAAGTTTGAACCTGTGCCTTCTCCTGAAAAATCAAGGAAAGTAAATCTCATTGATTCAACAGGGAATCCTGTTACCGGATCAATTTCAAAGTTGATATCTCTGTCATCATACAATGGGTTGTGAACCAATTCAAGTTCAGCACCATTTGCCATTCTGTACTTCACAAATTGGTAGCCTGCAACTAAGGAATTTGCATTCAGTTCAGAACCTACTTTGTCTGTAAAGACTTCAACATTTTTGATGAAACCAGATTTATTCATCCAGTCTTGGATAGCTCTGTGGAAAATCAACATACCATATTCACCGGTAAAGGCTTTTACTTTTCTTCCTGAGCCTGGTTTTACTCTGCTGTAGAAAATATCCATCAGATATTCTTCAATCAAAGTTGAGCTCAAGTGAGAATAGCGGTAGATATGAGAATCTTCCAACTGCTCCTGAATACCAGGGCCAGAGTAAATTGGTCTGCCATTAGCACCAAGAACAGAACTTGTGCTTCTGGAATACCAGTAACCTCTTTCCAATTCTTTGTACCATTGCTGCCAATATTCAACTTCAGCATATTTAATCCAGCTGTCTTGGTATACACCATTACTATCCGGAATTTTCACTGCAAGAACTTCATTTGCAGCATCACCAGTTACCTGATACTCTTTACGGAAACGTGACATTCTGTTTTTCAGAGTGATAGGCAAGCTGTACTGAGTTGAACCAGACTGTTGACCACCTTCCTCATACTGAGAATATAACTTTGCCCATTGAGTTCCTGCAGCAACATACTGCAATGGTAAGAATGCAGAAAAAGCATCATCCATCAACCTTACAGTGTACACCCAGCCAGAACCATGTCTGAAAGGAGTTTCCTGAATACGGCACTGGAATTTTTTGTTAGAAACACCTGGATGTATGATATCACCTGCTGTGTACCAGTTCTCATCCAATTTGATACGGAAAGTTACCTTACCGGCTCCTAATCTTGTGTTAGATACATCTTCCATATTTTCCAGGATCACCAGAGGTCTGGTAGAAGCTGCACGTAGGCTCCATTCCCATTCTGTGGTATTGGATGTTCTTTCTTTGCCAGCACCTGCCAGTGTTGCTGTAAGAGGATTGTCGGAGTACTTATAAGCTGTAAACAGCTTAGTCAGCTTACTCTCAAAAATCTGGGGCTTGGTAATCAGAGCAGCACCCAAGTGATTGAGTTCTGTCATATTAGCATGCCACGGCATTCTTCGGGTAATTAATCTGCTTTCAACATTTGCCATTTTTTTGATGTGTTTTATTTATGTTTATTAAAAATGTTATTTCTACCAATAGTCAGCTAAACTTTTTCTTTCACCTTCCCCACTTCCACCGGATACTCCTGCTGTGTTTCTTTGTGTAAATACTGCTTTTTTGACTTCTGCTACTTTCTTGGTAACTGCTTTCTTTTCTACACCTTCCAGTTTTAATCCTGCTTTTACAAACTTAGCAAGTAGTAACAATTTTGATCTGTCTTTATCCTGCCATATTTTTTGAATATCTGCCTGCATTCCGGTGATGTATTTGTTTTTCCCAATTTTCACCACAGGTTTACTTAGATAAGTACCAAGACTTGCTTTGTCTTCTTTAGTTACCGGAACACCTTCAATCTCTTCTGCTGCTTGTAAGGTTTTAACTAAAGATGTTTCAAACTCTTTTCTGCTATCCGCTGCAGCTTTTTCAGCTTCCTGAGTTTCAAGTAAAACCTGATCTCTCCTTTGTTGCTCCATTTCAGTAACTGTCTTGGAATACTTCAAAGATAGTTTTTCCATTTTCTTACCTTCCTTGGCCCACTCAATCCTGTCATCTACATCTTCTGCATCAAGTTTTTCAATGTTTTTGTAGTAATACCGTAACATCTTTTCCTGACCTTCTTCTGTAGAAAGATCCGAAGTAGGTAACTCCAAAGATTGAGAGTAAGCATTTAAAAAAGTTCTAGTGTCTCCACCTGCTTTTTTATACTTTAAAAATGCAATACCATCTTCATCCATCTCCTGAAAGAAGGACTCAAAGGTTTCCTCTAATCTTGCTTCAATTTCCTGGTCTTGAAGTTCTATCAGTTTTTCTCCATCAATGATGTCTCCATCTTTGATTTCAACATTCTGAAAGACTCCTTTTTCAGTTAAAGTTTTTGCTAATGTAGTAAAGAACTGCACCTCCTCATCCGGATTAATTTCTTCCGATTTTGGATTTTTTTCTGATGCTGCTGGTGCAGGAGTGGTGTCAGTTGCTGTTGCAGGTTTCTCTGCTCCAAAAGTGAAATCTTCATCTTCCACTTGTTCTTCTTCAGCTTCAGGTTTTTTCTTTTCAAAAGCTTCTGCAGGTATCTTTTCATCTGCATCCTTCAATTCTTCAAAAGCCTCTTCATCTTTTGTTGGTTTTGGTGGTTCTATTCCGAAAAATCCCACATTTTCTTCTTGCCAAAAATCACCCTGATCCAAGGGTAAGACTTTCTCTGGCTTTGCATTGTTCTTTGCCATGTCTGAAACAAATTTAAGTTTTAAAATTAATAATACTCAAGTTTTTTTCTTAAACTCTAAGTTTTAGTTGTAATAGCTATTTTTTACTTTTTTGCTTTGAAGCAGCTATTTTCTTCTCTTCTAAAGCTATTTTTTCTTTGTTGTGCTCTTTATCATAAGCAAATTTATCTTCAGCTAACTTTTGCTGTCTGCTTTTAATTTCCACATCTAATCCATGTTTATAGATTTCCAACACATCTGGTTCTCCATCAGAATCACTATCTTTATTAGGGTCAAAACCAACAGACAACATAGCTTGTTTTTGCAGTTCAGTTTTTCTTCTCTCTTCTTCTTTAAGGACTATCATTTCAGCATCATGTGCCCACTCTTCTTTTTGGTGTTCCTGCATTGCTTTTTGCTGTTCCCTTTGTCCCTGCTGTTCTGCAGTAATCTGCTGCATTTTTTGGTATTGTTTTTTATCTTCTCCTGCGACTAAAGCTTCTTCTGCTTCTTGTATACCTTCAGTTCTTATGACTTTTATTACATCAGATAAATCAATAGCTTGATTTTGCATTGCAGCTTGTGCAAGGCCTTCCACCATTTGTTTAGCTTCAAAAGCTTTTGAACTATTGCTTACAAATAACCCATAGGTAGAATTAGCTAAAAGCTCCGGATCAATATTCAACATTGCAGTTGACATGTCATCTAATACATAAGAAAGTTTTTTTGGTTTCTTCATAGTGTAAGCTACCTTAGCCACATCTAATAACTGCTGAAGAACATTTCTTTTTACTGTATTATGAAGTTCAAAATAAGGCTCTAAAATATGAGAGCTTTGTATCATATTTTGTTTAGTATTGGTAACAGCATCATTAGTACCAATTTGACCTTCCATTTGTTTTGTGATACCAATTGAATTACCACATCTTTCTTCAATGTACCCTGCAAGTTCTACATATTTTTGGATATCAGAAGCCAGAGACATATCAATTTCTTTTGCAAGCTGAGTTACATCCTGACTGTTCCTGTTGCCTTCCTCTGAAGGATTTGCCCACACAATTTTAGCAGAGTCTGCATAGTACATCCACTTAGCTACATCAATGCCGGCACTCTTAGGAATTGAGTTGATGTTCATCATTAACAGCTTACCTTTATCAGATGCCATCAATAATTCAATACGATACATAATGATATTATAGTAATACTGATAAGGCTTCATTCTATCCATTGGTGATGTGATAGAAGAGTTCATATCATCATGTGCAGCACCTATGTAAGATAATGGACAGTTGTAAAGATTATCTAAATCAAAAGATTGACCTGGAACAGGTCTCATGTTTTTATAAATATCTTTTCCTATTTTATATCCCTCATGCTTTTCAGGAACCCATATCCATTCTATGTCAATATCTCCGGCATCTTTGTTCAGCTTGTAATCTTCCATTACAATATCCATTTGAACTTCACCGGTAGCAGGATCTCTGTAGTTTAAGAAGCCTACTTTTCTTTCACTTTTCCATTCATGGTGAACTACCCGAATAGTCTGTGCTGTATGATGTATGTTTTCTGTAAAAGTCCAATCAGTATCTATGATTTGATTTGCTCCTCCGTAAGGATAACCATTCTCCAATTCTCGGTGCTCATCTTCAG